TCCACTTGAAACATAAAGCAAAAATAAAACCTAAAGTAACCAATTGAAACTTAAAGTAATCAGTTTTTGTATTTAATGAAATCTTAAAGGGGTCAAAAAGTCAGTTCAAAAGAGAACAAAGGGGGAACAACCGGTTTTTTAATAAGATGACACCCTTTCACATTTTTTTATCAAAATCTTCACAAGCTTTTTAATTCCTCTATATACCATTAGAGGGACGACACCCAATAAGAGTATTTCTGGTAATGTTATCATAAGTTTTTAACTACTTTCTTTAATATGGTTGTGTATTGTGGGTTCTCTGAGTACGCTGTGAGACTGTTAATCAATACATACAGATTAAACCCTTCATCTCTTAACTTTCGGAACTCCGAATAGTTATAGTTGTTCTCAACAATACGTATGAAGTCTTTCACACTATCACATTTATTGTCGTACACCTTCACACCGAAATCAGCCTTAGAGTTATCTGAAGGTTGCATATTGGGTTTCTTTAAGTCGAAGGTTCTTATGCCGAAAAGGTTATTACCTTCTTTAGTAAATCTAGAAGTCCCCCAACCACTCTCTAGAGCTGCAATACCTATTATTAGTTTACTAGGTATATGTACAGGGTGGTCAATTCCTTCAATACACCCTTCTACCATACTTATAAACTCTTTCTTCTTATCATTAGCGTAACTTGTAGTTCCGAATAGGAATACAAATAGTATTACTAATAGTAATCTCATAGTTCTCCTTTATATATACGTATAGGGACTTTAACCCCTCTGGTTCTAATAAGGGTACTAATTAATCCACCTCGGTTTACCTGGTTTTTTACCAGTAGCCGATTCCATGAACTTATCCAAATCAGCCCACAATAAGTCATCTTTGTGTTGTTTGTAAGACATAATCTGGTCTCTATCCATTCGCTCTATCCAATAAGCTACTCCAATAGATAAAGCGTCTAAAGCGTCATCATGTTTCAAAGCACCCCTGTCCCTAGTTATTCTAGTCATTTGCTTAAATAACTGATGGTCTATAGGTAACTGAAAATCATTCTTTATTAACTCTTGTGATACTACAAGCCTGTGCTGGTTCATAACAGGTTCAAGGGTATCTATAATTCGTAATTCCTTTTGCTTAGAGTGTCTTACCTCTTCAATAGAACAATTGTGAATTTTAGACATAACTGGTTTAAGTAAAGCTGTAGCCATACCGTCACCAAAGTTACTCTCTATGATTACCTGGTTGACATCTTGCTGCTTTGCTATGGTTGCTAACCTTTCAAGCGTAATGTCGCTGTAACCCCCCTCTAAAGCCCCACAATCGGTCAAATAAAGCACTCCGTGCAACATTTTAACTACTGCATAGCCTGTACGGTCAGCACCACGTCCTGAAGGGTCTATGCTCATCACAGAGCCTTCAAACTTAGTGTATTCAGGGCTAGTGTACATTGGGGCTACCCAATAGTCTCCTTTAAGCCCTACGTTAGGTAATTCACTATCTATAGCTTTAACTTGGTCTGTTCCTGAAGCCCATTGTATTTTAGCTGGTGCTTCTTTCCAAGATTCTACTCCTGAAAGAACTATGCAATCGTTAAGCTTTAACGGATAACGTTCTAAGTCAGATAATGTCGTATCTAACATGAACTGTAATTGAAAACCACTACGACCATAAGAAGCTTCGCGTTCCATTAAATCTGTTTCATCAAATCGTCCTGGGTCTGTAGGTTTACCTTTAAGCTTAGGGTTTTGTTTAAGTTCGTCTCTAATAATAAGGGCAAGTTTACTTCCTAAGTTAATTGTCTGTACTTCTGTAGGATATAAAGCTGTCCATATCTTAGTTTTGAATCCTCTTTCCTCTAAGTCATTATATAAACTCATTTCAGTCTGAGGTGTTCCTAAGAATATAATACGACCAACATCAGGTTTAATAATTGCGTCAAACTCTTTAACAGTTTCGCTAAGTCTATCTCTCATTAATTGTGTTTGGGAATTGTTAGCTGACTCTACGTCATCTGCGATTATTAAATCTGCACGTGAACCTGTAAGCTGCGAAGTGACACCTAAAGATTTAACTGAAGGTGCGTGTGAAGCTCGTGCTGGTGCGACATCAAAACTAATTTTAGAATGTCTTTGGTCATCTCTTGGAATCAAATGCTTTAAGATAGGCATTTCTGAGATTAACCTTTGTGTAAACGTACTAAAATCGTCTGCTCTGTTTTTACTAGCTGAAACCACTAGAATATTTCTTTGTGGATTCATAAGTAACTGGTGACATACATAAGCACTCGTAATCCAACTTTTCCCTACTCCTCTAAATGCTTCTATAACTAATCTTCTATTGTCTGTCTGTAAAAAATCAGCTATATCATATTGTATAGGTGTAGGCTCAGGTAGAGTCAAATGTTGCCATGCCAAATATAAAAAGTTTTTAAAATTCTTTACACCTGGCTCTATTTCTTTTTGTATTCTTTTTCTAACCATAATTAAACCAATTGTAAGCTGCGTATAGAGATAATGTTAAATACATTATTTCCATACATTTTCGTGGTAGGTCTTTATCTTGATGTGAGGCGTATATCCAAATAAGAGTCCCTATACTTGCAAGACTCCAACCAATCCATTGTAAATTAACATTTGTACTTGATAATATCAATATCGAAACAAATGCTAAAATAAACCCTAACCATCTAAAGTTACTTCTCATCAAACGGTAAGTCGTCTGTAATGGTCTGCTTAGGTTCTTCATCTATTTCTACTCCGTATGTTTTACAGGCATCTAAACAAACTTTCAGTTCACTAGCCGTCAGCTTTTCTCCACTAGTAAGCATTTCGTAAGCTTTATCAACTAAAAGTTTTGGTAAACTCTTGATTTTTGCTTCGTAAGAATTAACTTTGTGAGTCATTGTTATATCGCTATTAATATAATTGAATATATTAAGAATAATATAAACTTAGTCTTTGTACTTCTCCTATTCCAAAAATTCAAGACTTTACCTCTCATATCAGGAATTGTGTAGCTAAATACCATAATTATTTCTCCTTTATGTTAATTTATTAGTTACAGTTGTTCTTATCTAGGTCAATTGGTTTATCTTTATAAAACCAAAACCAACTAGATACTTTTGTTCCTTCTTGAGTATAAGTGCATTTCTTGCCTATGGCACACGCACTTACTAAAGTAAGGAATACAATTAATAGTATTACTTTGTTCATTTAGTCTGTTCCTTCCTTAAAAGGGTTTTCACGTTTAGTATTAAATAATTTCATATCAGGAAGTGGTTCTAATTCATCTTGTAGTTTTTCTGATTCTGTGTTATCAGATTTCCACTTTTTATACCCTTTACTCCAATTTTCTCTATAAAGTAAATCCCATTTTGTCCAAGCCCAACTATTAAGTTGTCCTGTCCAACCTTGAATCCATAAGAGTATTCCCATTTTAATATTTTTAAGCATTATTTTCATAAGTTAAATCCTGTGCTTGACTAGAATCACATTCACACCTAATACAATCATCACAACATTCTCTGCTGCAATGACAAATGTGATTGCATTTTTTACAAGTCATATTTTCATCAGCCATTATTTCCCCTTTGGTAAGCCACTAGCTAACCAATCCATAAATTTTTTAAAAGGATATAAAATAAATTTTAAAAGTTTTTTAATCATGAGTTTAATATAAGTTTCTTAATTGTTTTTGAGCCATCTATATTTATTTCTAATTCTGCTTCAGATTTAATACAGCTATATTGTACATTTGGTTGTTGGCTTCTTTCTGCAACCCTTTTACCTTTAAGACATACACCCATTGAAGGTTGTATTCTATGTTCTGCAATTTCATTATTAACTATCATTAACAAGGCTATCACTATCTCAGTCATTAACTAAGCCCCCACCAGATTAAAAATATAGGTATAATAATTTGTGTGTAAGTTTTAATAAACTTTCTTTCATTAATGCTTATCTCCATTACTAAATTCTCTTTGTTTATCCTTTAATTTTTCTACATCATTCTGTAATTTTTCAACAGCTTTATTTAAAGCTTTTATGTTTACATCATTATGCAACATATCATCAATCCTTAATTGTTGTTTATCAGTTTGTTTATATAATTCTTCAATCAACATAAATTGTTCTGAGTCAGCCGGAAGACTTCCTAAAAGTCCACGAGGCCAGCCTATTCTAAATTCGGAATTAAGAACTAAATCCTTTTCCATAATTTCTAATTGAGTTGAGTGTCTATTTAATTTTTCTTGAAATGAAAAGAAAGCCCAAGTTCCAATAGCTACTATTGCTATTAAACTTGCAACTGTTTTCATAGGCATTTGAACTTTTACTTCTTCTGAAATCCTTAATGCCATTTTTATTTTCTCTTAATTAAATCCGTAGCTTTCAAACCATATACAGAAGCTATTACTCCTACAAAAATTGTTTGATACCAGAATGGAAGGTCAGAAAAATATTCGAAAAATAATTTCATCTTGTCCATAGCACTTGGGTCTTCTGAATAGACTGCTATTGATAACATTACGATTGGCAAACTTAACAAAATCAAAATAAATTCGTCTTTCCAGTCGGACTGTCGTGCTTCTAATAATTTGCCAGAATACTCTAACTGTCCTGTACTCATCTTTTCTGCGTGTTTTAATTGAGCGTCACTCATCAACATTTTAGTACGTTGACGATTTTTAAAAATATGTCCGCCTACTTGTGTCACTAATTTGATTGCACTAAATATCGGAAAAGCCATTTACTTTTTCTCCTTCTTGTTTTTGTTCTTGATAACAATAAAAATTAATTGCTATCTTTCTTTCTTTTAAATCATCATTCATATATAAAGCTGAATTTTTTATAAAAGATTTACATTGTTCAAAGGTTTTAAACTCCATAGTCTTTACAATTGGCATTGCACCATTAAAACACATAATAATTTCTTCAGTCCCCATTGATAAAAAACAAATGATAGCCATTACTTTTATCATAATATTAACTTATAATTGAAGTTTTAACAGTTATAATTAATTGAGCAAAAATCATTAGACCAACAGTCCATAAAATATTATTAATTTTATTAACTTTTCTATCTAAGTGAACCAAGTGATTCTTTTCTATAACTTCAATAGATTGTTTAACGAGCTTTATATCGCCTCTAAGTCTCTCTACTTCTAAGTTAAGTTCGTTAATATCTTTCACTTGTTTTGTTACTCCTTCTTGTCATTAAAGACTAAAACGTTATTTATTAACTATCGTTATTTGAGGGAAATCTAACCCAAACATCATTCCATAAATCTTTATAAAATTTCTGTACTTGCCCAGTGTATTTTTCAACACTTGCTTTCCATTCTTTATAAGTTGGAATTTCTAGTTTAAAATTGAACATATTTATCTCCTTTTTTATTATTTATTAAGGTCTAACTGTGAAACCTTACGTGTGTATTAAGTCACAACCCTATTAACAACTTTCACAATCATTGGTGCCACCAAGACAGAGAATTAAAGCAGTCCATCTGCCCATAGCCACTCTCCATGATTTTAGATTATCTATTTTATTCTAGAATTGATTCTTCCCATGCTTGGGTTTCTTCATTCCACTTATAATTTTTATCATCATCAGGATAAGCAACTGGTGCTTCCCATTGACAAGTATCTTCATTTAAAGTCCAACTTGGAAAAGGTTGAGATTGAATAAAAGCATCTCTATCTTCATCATATTTATAACCTATTCCAGCATAATTCTTTCTAAAAGGTGTTCCACCTAATGTATGAACTCCGCCTTGAGTATTATAAGATGTTTGTTTCCAAAAAGGATAATTATGTAATTGATGTAAAAAATCTACACCAACTTGTTCAGTTGTTGCTACTTCATTAGAAACAGTATGAACTGAAACTACTTTATTGCCTAAACTTAATTTTGCAAAATGTGCCATTTTATTTTATCTCCTTGTTTATCATAATTTATGCTGTGTAACTCCCATCGCCTGTAAATTCTACTATTGTATAATCTCCAACTACTCTAGTCGCTGGAGAACCTGCTACTGTGCCTGTATAATTTGATGTAAGTAGCTTAAAACAAATAACGCCTGAACCTCCAGCACCAGAATCGCCAGTTTCAGAAGCACCTCCACCAGAACCACCGCCTGTATTTGCTGTTGCGGCAGATGAAGCACCTTCGCCAGGTGTTCCTCCAGCAGTACCTCCGCCAGAACTCGCAGAACCTGCGAGTGAAACTCCATTACCAGTCCAACCACCGCCTCCGCCTGAAGCGAACCAGCCACTATCTCCTTCGGTTGCAAATACTGCACTCAAATCTTTTCCTATTCCACCAACTCCTGAAGCAGTTCCATCTCCATCATCTCCTGCGCCACCAGCACCGCCACCGCCGCCAGGATTATAATTTGATGGACCTGTACCATCACCACCATCAAATCCAAATCCGTATGTTGAACTATCGCCTGATTCACCGCTTTGGTTTTCAGAAGCTCCATCACCTGCATCATGACCAGCACCTCCGCCAGAGCCTCCATCACCACCAGCATTGGCACCAGCTCCTCCATAGCCACCGCCTTTAGCAGTAAATTCGGTTGCACCTCCATTGATTGTCCATGTGCTATCCGCACCAACATTTCCAATAGATTGACCACTAGCATTATTACCAGCACCACCAGCACCAATGACAGCATCGTATTGTTGACCACCAGTTAGAGAATGTGAAGTCTTATAAATTAATCCTCCAGCACCTCCGCCTCCACCATAACCATTACCGCCAGAGCCGCCTCCACCGACAACTAAAATGTCTACATTGTAAGGTTG